CCGATCGTCCAGTCACGCTCCATGGCGATGCGCCGAGCGAAGAAGACGTCGTACTCGGCCAGGGCGGCAGACTGGAAGCGGCGAATACGGGCCAGCTCGTCGTCGTACTGCTTTTGCGCATCGGGGCCGAAGGTGCCGTTGAGCTGGCTGTCGCGGCGAGACTTTTCCAGATCCTGCCGCTGCTGGCTGAATTTGTCTTCGATCTGTGCACGGCCCGCTGTGCGATCGCGGGCCTGGTTGCC